CTAGCATAACCAGGATTTGTGCTATTCTTTTGTAAGTCTAATCTCATAGCATTAAAGTCCGAATTAGGATTTTGCTTTAATTGTACAAATCCGTATGAAGTAGTATTAGTCCAAAAGGTAGCGTCATTGCCATCGGCTGACTTAAACGTCCCGTTTGAAACATAGTTATCGACAAACTCCGCATCGTTCTTGCTTATAATCTTATTATAGCCTTTTCTTAATAGCTTAAACTGTGAATTATCAGTAAAAAATAAATTGCTTGTATTGCCCGTAAAGCCTTCTATATTTCCTAAGTCGGACATTGAGCCGCTACTAATTGCAATCGCATTCTCATAAAGAGTATAGTAATAACTATCAGCTGCGATTTGTGTTAAAGGAACAATATACCAAACTCCTTTAGCCTGGAATAACCTACAACCAAATCCACTTATAATCATTGTTAAGACCTCTAAATAAGTCTTGCCTATAAAGGATAAGTTTTGATAGTAAGATTGGTTTAATGGCTCTGCTTCGGCATCGTCAACTCTATTGTCCATAATAGACGAATAGAAACTTATGCCGCTAATTATATTTAGATCCGTAGGGAATAATATCTTACTTAAAGCACTATTCACAAAGAATAAAGCCTTTTGTCTTGTTAATACTGTTTCATTATTTGGATGCGAGAATGCAATCTTACCTAATAAACCTAAGCCATCTATTGCATTAAATGCTAATGTCTTTCTACCTGTTGAGAAACTAAACTGAACGATATCGCTAATTGTCCAACCCTCAAAGTCGTAATCGGTATCATTGTTTAATAGTTCTACGAAATATTTCCTATCGTCTAATTCAGTAAAATCCGGCATTTGTTCTAGGTTATCCGTTACGTCTATTGCTACTGCTAATTGACTAACATATATAGGCTCAAACACATCGTCACTCATTGGTATATACTGGAGTGAAATAGTTTCGGCCGGGTATTCTATTAGGCTGCCAACGTAGCCATCTTCGGATAAATATAAATAAGAAATGCTGCCACTTTTAGTAGCCATTGTAATTTTATACTTTCTATTATATGCCATTGCCTCTTCTTAGGTTAAGTGAATAATTACTTCTTTGCAAAGCTAAAACTAAATCGTTTCCTTTTAATACAAATTGTCCACTTCCCCCGCCTGTGCCACTCATTGCTCCGGCTGCAAATGTGCTATTCATCATATTGCCTAATTTATTCAATGGCATAATTGCCTCACTTTGTCCACCCTCTCCAACCATTGCAACAGTAGGACGAGAAACAATTCCACCCTCGGCAAACCCTAATATCTTTTTAAATCCACCTATAAAGCCACCTGCAAACCCACCTTCTCCACCTAAACCAAATGCCATCATAACACCTTGTAATATTGCAGCCTGGATAGCTGCCTCTGCTAATTTCTTAACTAAGTTTCCTGCATAATCTCCTAATGCTTCTAATGGGTTTTCGCCACTTGCCATTGCATCAAACATTGTCATAAATCCTTCGGTTAAAGTTGTCGCAATTACGTCAGCATATTTTTCATACTGTTGCGTTAATTTCTTTGCGTCCTTTTGCTTTTCGTCTATGTCAAGAATTTTATAGTTCTTGTCCATATCCTTGTAAGCCTTATCTAAATCCTGTATTGCTTTTGGATTGCTAGATAATGCCATCAAGATTTTTATTTCAGCCATAGCCTTTTTAATGGCCTCTTTCTTTTTATCGTAATCGTCTCCGGATAACTTTGTTTCAATATCTAATTGGTTCCTTACGTTATCTAAAGCTTCCTTTGAAGCCTGTAATTGATTAGCTAACCTTTCTTTTGTTTGTTCCTTTTGGTCTTTTATATATTGATTGTCCGCAGCCTTAAATATCTTGTCTAAAGAATTACCCAAATCTATTGCGTTTTTCTCTAGTCCAATCTTAGCCTGTTCTTTAATATTTAATATTTCGTTTGCACTTGCTTTATTAATTTTAGCTTTCTCTAATGCAACTCTTAACTCTTCATTTGTTATTTTATCAGCGTATATTTTAAACTCATAAACATCGTCTTTATATAGTTGTTGCTTCTTTTTTAATGTTGCTAAATCCGAACTATCAGCAGTTTCTTTTTCTACTTGTGCAGGTTTTGGCGCAGTTGTTCCAGTTACATTATAATCACCTGCTTTAAATGATACTTTAGTTAAATCTGCTAAAGTGCCTTTTAATGCCTCAATAACTTTTTGAGTCTTAGTTACTTGATTTGCATTATTAGCTAATGCGTCAGTAGTTAAATTTATACCAACTGCAGCAATTTGACCACCAGTGCCACCAAACGCACCTTTTATAGAACCGGCTGCAAAATCCCACGCTTTAGTCCAACCCGATAAATCTCCGATTTGCTCTTCTAAATCTGCTGTTTGTAATCTTACTAATTCAGCGTATTTTTCTCCTATTATTTTTGCAGTACCTTCTATTTGCGCCTTTCTTATTAAGGCTTGAGCCATTCTATCAATAACTCCAATTAATTTTTCGCCATCATTAATATCGGTCTTTTGTAATTCAACGTTGCCTTTATGAGCTTCTTTTAATTGTTTTAATGCAGCTTGTCTAGCTTCGGTTGACATTGTAACGTCATTAATTACCGCAACTAAAGACTCGTCACTTGCAATCGTTGCTTCAACACCTTTTAAATTATCTATAAAGGATTTTCTTAATTCTGCTTGAGCCTTTTCTAATTCACTTGTATTTCCAATCAAACCCATTATGTCATCTCCAAATGCTACAATTAAAGAAGATACAACACCCAAAGCAATACCAATACCGGCCGGTCCTGATAAACCTGATACCATTGCTTTCAATGCGCCACCTGCACTTCCTGTTTCTTTGCTTAATCGTTGAAAACTTTCTAATAATGGGTTTAAGTTATTTGCAATACCCATAAATCCATAAGGAGCATCTTGCGCAACCCTTGACAAGTTTGATAATGCGTTTGTAGCATCCGAAGAAGGCTTTTTAACGGAAGCCATTTTGGTATTAAGACCGTCAATTACAGTATTTAAGTTACTAATTTGACTACTTAAATAATTTATTTCTCCAACGTTAGTGGATTTCTTTAATGCTGCTTGAAACTGGCCAAGTAAGTTTTCTGCTTTTTGTAATTGACTAGCAAAATCTTGCGTATTGGCTCCAATATTAATACTTAAATCTAAACTACTATCTGCCATTTTATTCTAATTTATTCCGTACAATTTTAAAGTCCTTGCTAGTTGTTCGTCCGTTAACATAGTTTTTTCGTCTTCCTCTTCAATGTCATCTATTTGCGGAATGTGCCAAAACGCTCTAAGTGATTTAGGGGATTTCTCCGCAGTGTTACTTAGGTATATAATATAGGCGAGGTTTCTAGTCCTCGCCCATTCATTTAACTCTTTCTTTTCTTTCCCCATTACAATAATGGAAAAGTCCTTCCAAGTCATATCCCAAAACTCATTGGGTCTTATATCGCATTCTGCGGCTTTAACTAATATGTCATCCCAGCTTAGTTTTGTTAGGCTTTTTTTTTTCCTCTTTAGTCACTCCTTGAACAGTTGTTACAGTAGTCGATATGATATACTTAACATATTCAATGAATTGACCTTCTACATTAAAAAGTCCGCCTATTTCATCGATCCAATCGCAAACATCGTCCTCAGTATATTCTACTGCTTCCTTGTTGCTTACACAAGCTGATTTATAACCTATATGTATCATTTTTACAACAAGGTCTAAATCAAATTGCGTTTTCCCTAATAATTCAAAGTACTTATCAATCCCTATGTTATTTGCTACGCAAAATTCACGCATTGACCAAGTACCCCACTTTAAGGGGATTGTTTTGTTGTTTAGTTTTAGTTCGAACATAGTGTTTATTGTTTTTTATTAAGCGGTTACTGTTTGAGTTAAAGGTGGAACTGCAACTGTAAAAGTCGCACTAAATTTCACATCTTCTTTATCGGCTGCGGTTACATCAAAAGCAGAAATAAATACTGCGCCTGTGTAAATTACGTTACCTGCAACTGGAGTAGCTTCGCCCATTTTAATATCGAAAACTGTTCCTGCGATAAATGCAGCATACAACTGATTGTAGCTATCTTTTGAAGGTGTGCCGGTTTGGTCGATTGCAAATCCGTCAGCTTTGATTGTTTGGTTGTAAGCGGGTCCAGGTTGGAATTGGTCACCACATTTTGAAGTTGCGTCAATTACATTCAATGATGAAGTAATTGCGTTTGAAGTAAGACAAGCAACGGGCTTAAATGTTGCGTCGTCGTCAATGTCTGCGAATAATAGGTAGTCTCTACCTGATACTTTAGTTTCTGCCATTTTATTAAATTTGAGTTATTGTTAAATTATATGTTATAAGCGTTCTAAATACATTATCCAAAGGGTTTAAACCGTCTAAATTTGTGATACTATTTACATATAAACTTGACGAAGTCCATCCGCCAGGGAGTGTAATAATAGTATCCGAATTTATGTCAGCCAATACCAAATCGGAAATAGTTTCCGAACGTTTATAGCCAAAGTTAGCATTTTTTGTAACAATGTCCACTATGATAGTATTTGTATTTGTGTAACCTGATTTGCCTTGCTCTTGGCTTGAAGTTCTACCATTTAAAATAATATACTCCGATAAGTTATTTTCGGGAGCAATACCATCGTAAACAGGCAATCCTGTGGCCGTTCCCAAATTGGTAACAAACCATTTCTTTATTTCAATATTAGGGTTTAGCATCTTTTATAATTTTTTCTATTGTAGCCTTTAATTTAATTTTTTCTAGTTCAAATGCCGGTATTAAAAACGGTTGAGGTCTTAATCCTTTTCTTAATATACTTACGGCAATCATATAGGCAACTGATTTACTTTCCTTACCACTAGCAATTCCTTTCTTTTGCACCCATTCAGTTAAAGCTAATAACATTTCTTTAAACCTGCCTTTTGATTTAACTTTAAATTGCGCTGCATAACTTTCAAATCCTTTAGGAATTGAGACTTTGCCACCTGTTCCAAATTCTATATAAGGAGCATAACTAGCTGAACTTCCTATTTTAAATGTATATTGAGCATCGTTTTTTACCTCACTTTCTAGATATATTGATTGCCTCAAAGTACCTAAATTTACCGGAGCGTTTCTTTTAGCGTCGGATTGTATTTTTAATGCCGATGCAGCAACCTCGTCTTTAATACCTTGTTGAGTTTGCTTATTAAATTTATGAAGGGTGTCCATAACTTTATTTATCCCAACAATATCAAATGTTATAGCGTCCATTATGAATACATTTCAATTTCCCAAAATCTATGCGCATTGTCCACGTCCTTAATTGAGTGGATTGTGAATGTTTGTCCCTCTACAACTAATTGATAAGTATCGCCTATTGTTAGGTCATATCTAACAAACAGCTTCGCATATCTAGTAAAAGATAGCTGCATCTCTAATAACGCTCTATTTTGCGGCTGAGGCCTATAATCACCCCATACAGTCGCTTGAAGCGTAAAAGTTGTAGTAAAGCCGCCTTCGCCATCGCTTGTCCTTGTTGGAGCGTAAACGCCCACTAAACGAGTCATCGAATTAGCGTCAACGTAACTGTCTTTATGTAGTCCTATTCTCATATTATAATATTGGGCTTGTTCTTGTCCATCTTTGACACACTCGCCAAGTTTTCTCACAAATACCCATATCGTCAACGTCCATTCCTCTATTCTCGTAACCATAGTTAATTTGGTCTAATATGGCAATCTTTATCTCTTTGGGAACGGTTGACATTCCAGTTGTATAAATAGCCTTCATATTTGCCCATTGCGGTCTTTGTAGGTTAGGATTTGGTCCACCTACTAAAATATAAACATCGCTTGAAACTGCGTTACCGTTAGCGTCCGTTAAGCTCGTAAACGAAGTTACTGGACCATAAGGAAGTTGAAAATCACCGGCTGAATTAGTAAACCATAAAGTCACCGTTTTAGCGGTGATACTTATGTTAGCGGCTTTCTCTACTGCTAGTCTTGATTGGGTAATTAATTCATTAAACAAAGCATCTTCAACGTTGTTGTCAACTCTGCAATATGCCTTTGCTTCTGCAAGTGTTACTGGCTCCGTGATGGTACCTAAGTCAACTTGCGTGTAATCTATAATGAAATTGTACATATCTCTTTTTTACAAATTTACAATAATATAAATAAAAAACCCCCACCAATTAAGGTGAGGGCAATTTTATAAGTAAAACTTAATTAAACGTTACCTAAGTCAGCAAAAATAGCTGAAGTTGGTTGCATTAAGTTAATGTCCTCATAACACTCAATACGAGCAGTAACCATATTTTGTTGGAAGTTACTTGCATTCTCATAAGAGAACTCAATAGCTAAACCTTCAACTTCAACACGCTCACAGAAATTGTTATCTAAGATTAACACTTTGTCATCAGCTACCCAAGAAGCAGAGATAACAGGTGTTCCCCAAATAGTGATACCACCGTTAGGGTTAACAATAACTGATCCACTACCTGCGTAGTAACCTAAAGTGATTGTCTCTTTTAATAAACGTCCCATTTGAGTTGGAGAAACTAATGCAACCGAAGCTACAAAGTTTGCACTCTTTTGGTTACCGATATAGTCAACTAATTGCTTTAAATCAACAGTTTCCGCAGTTGTTGTAGAACCTGTTGCAGCACCGCTTACAGTTGTATAGAAAGCACTGTTCTCAGCTTTGTAGAAATCTCTTGTCAACATTCTTGGTAAAGTTGTACTCAAGAAAGGAAGAGAACGAGCCATTTGCTTAGAGAAAGTTGAGAAACCTGCGATATAGTCGTTAACTACTTTTACTTCGCTTAATGCGTAGCTGTTCTCGCCTTTGTTTGAACCTTCAGTTTGTGCAGCTATGTTGTTAGTTGTTGCAGTTTCTTTGTAGAATACATAAAGACCGCTTTCGCTACGAACTGTTGGAACTAAGTCACGGAAATTTACCGCTTGACCTGGTAAAACTGAAGCGTTCGGAGCATAAGATGCTTGAGCGTCTCCTGTTAAAGAAGCTGATAAAGTCATAGACTTTACATCGCTTAAATCTAAACGGAATTTACCGCTAGACTTCATTGTCTTTTCCATTTCGTCCATACGACCTTCTAACTTCTCAATGATAGCCTCGTCCATAAACTTAACTTGCTTAGAAGCAGCTTTCTTTTGAGCTACATTTTGTGCGTCGATTTGCTTTTGTGTTTCGTCCGCTAACACTTTGATTGAAGCTTTTACTTCATCGATTTGAGCAGTAACGTCGGATTTAATTCCTTTTACGTTTTCTGCCATTTCGTTAATTACGTTTTCCATTTTTACTTTTTAAATAGATTGTTAAATTGTTTAATTGCCTTTAGGATTTGCTCGTCATCTTCTTTCTTTTCGTCTTGCACCGGCTCAACTGATTGCTCGGGTTGAGTGATTTCTTTGATTACTTCGATTTCTAATATCTCGCTTTGTATCCTTTTTATTTCAATCTCTATTAAGCTAAACGTTTCATCGGTGAACTTGCCACCTTTGAATGCTTTAATTAGCCTTTCGAGCCTGTTATTTAATTCTTGTTTTTTATCTTTAATCATTTCACTTTTAAATCCTAGTGTTGGAGTTTCCGGGT